GCAAAGGAACTTGGCATCGATCCTGAAGTCTTAGAGGGCAAAAAGAAATCACCCACCAACGGAGTTCTCAAGTCTGACGGATCATTCGATCTCGATCAGATCCCCGAGAACCTAAGACCCGCCATGGCATTGCTTGAAAAGGACGGCAACGAAACCAAGGCCAAGTTAAAAAAGGCCGAGGACGATATTGCCAAGAACGAGAAAGAAAAAAGGCGAGCCGTCTGGGTCAAGAAAGCTGAAGAGTTCAAGGATCTCCCTGGGGTCGATATTGGAGAGTTGGCCGACACCTTGATGAAGCTCACCGACGAGGACGCTGAAAAGATCATGAAGCAGTATCGGGCGAACTTAGAAGTGATCGAGAAAGGTGATTTCTTCAAAGAGTTTGGTCGCCCCAATGGTGGGGGCGGGGCCGGAACTGCAATGGAAAAGGTCAACGTCCTTGTTCAAGGTCTGATCAAAAAGAATGACAAGCTGGACCAGAGCGCGGCCATTCAAATGGTGATGCATGACAACCCTGCTCTCTACGAAGAGTATCGGAAAGAAGTTCAGATCCGCGCCTAGTGGCGGTGGGTTGATTTTGATCTGAAGGAGGGCAGCTATGTCAACGCGAGAAATTGAAATTTACGACGAGAGCTATGACGGGTTTGGGGATCTTAGCGGCAATCAATATAGAGGCGTCAGCTTTGGAAGCATGGGCAATGTGACTGTGGGCGGCGGCACTATCGGTATTCAACAAAACAAGCCAGCGGCAACTGGTCAAGCGGTCCAAGTGCGCCATCATGGAATTACAAGGGCGGTAGTAAATGGAAGCGGTACGCCTATTGCGATTGGAAGCCCTTTGTTTTTTAGCAGCGGAAACCCTGGTGTTGTTGCAACGGTAGGGCTAATTGCCAGTGGCACTGCGCTTCAAGCCTCAACCACGAATGGTGATGTGATTGCCATGCTATTGACCGGACCGTTCAGGTTGCACGCTTAAAGCCAATTAATTTTGGAGGCAAGCAATGACAACAAGAGAAATTTCTATATACACCGAGAGCTATGTGTCGTTAACGGATCTTAGCTTAAAACAATACTTCGCCGTCAACCTTACTAGCACTGAGAACGACATCGTTCTCTCCGGTGGGGGAGGCGGGATTGGGGTCCTTCAAAATAAACCCGAAGCGGGGCAAGCGGCCGAGGTCCGGCATCACGGGATCTCGCGCCATGTCGTTGACGGTAACGCGACGAACATTGCAATCGGCGATCTTATCACTTCAGATGGAGTGGGCCAAGGCGTTGTTGCCGATACCATAGGGGATCTTGCCTACGGCATCGCCTTGGAAGCGTCAACCGCAGTTGGCGATATTATCTCGATCCTGATGACCGGACTAATCAGAATCCACGCATAGGAGAAAACAATGGGAACCGCTGAAACAGTGAGAGAGAAAGCTGTTTGGGATGAGAGTTTTGTAGCAAATGCCGATATGTCGAGCGATCAATACAAGGTCGTCAAGCTTCATACCGTCGCTGGGCAGATAATTCTTGCGGGGGCTGGTGAAGGCATTGGCGTTCTGCAAAACAAACCGGAAGCGGGACAGCGAGCGCAGATAAGACTTTTTGGGTTGTCCAGAATCGTAACCAAAGGGTCTAATTCCGAGGCTGGCGACAGATACACCAGTGACGCGGACGGGTTTGGTGTTACGGGTGGCGGAGCGAATTCACTCACCCTTGGTTTTGCAACGAGACGTGACACCATAGAAGAGGAAGTGTCGACCATTCTATTAACTGGCCTATTGAGGGGCCACGCTTAAAATTTTTCGCCAGAAAAAATCTGGCTTTTATGTCGAGTGAAATAAACTAGGAGGTAACATAATGCCTGATCCAACTCCAAGGGATTTACATGTAGATCAATTGCTGACGCAAATTTCAATTGCGTTTCGCAATCCGAGTTATATTGCGGATATGCTTTTCCCACCGGTCCCTGTCCGCAAGCAATCGGACAAAATTCCGAAGTACGATCAATCTTTTTGGTTCAGGGACCAGGCGGTTGTTCGTGCACCTGGAACCAAGTCAACAGGGGGAGGCTATAAGGTCAACACCGGTGACACTTATTTCTCTGACCGCTTTAGCTTTCGTTTTGAAATCCCCGACGAACTCAGAGACAACCAAGACGATCCTTTCAACGTCGATAGAGATGGAACCGAGTTCGTAACCGACAAGATGATGATGAGGAGAGAGGTCGCCTTTGCGTCTGATTTCTTCACCACATCGGTTTGGGGTACAGATAAGGTCGGCGGGGTAGACTTCGTCGTGTGGAGTGATTACGCCGGATCGAATCCCCTCGTTGACATCACCGGGTTTAAAGATGAAGTCGAGGGATTGATTGGTCGTGAAGCCCGAGTGATGGCAATGGGCAAGCAGGTTTGGGTTCAATTAAAATGGCACCCAGATCTTATTGACACAATTAAGTATACCCAGCGCGGCCAGATCTCCCAGGAGATCGCTGCTTCATTGCTCGAACTCGACAAGATGTTGATTGGTCGGGCGATTCAAACCACAGATCCCGAGGGAACCGCAGAGAGTGCTGTGACCTATACAAGGATCTGGGGAAAGAACGCGCTTCTACTTCATGTTCCTGACCGGCCTTCGTTGCTCAACCCCGCGGCTGGCTACAATTTTATCTGGAACAGAGTCGCTGGTGCGCCTCAGTTCATGAAGCGTATGCGAGATGAAGAGCGAGAAGTCGACATCCTTGAAGGCAATAGTTACTTCGATCAGAAGTTAACCGTCGCCAATGCTGGCCTCTTCATGTCGGGAGCCGTCGCCTAAGAGCGGCCACTGAAACTTTTGCTCAATACGCTGGACCCGGGTTTGTTAAACTGAACTCGGGTCCAGGTTGAAAGGCTTTATGGCGAGGCGAAAAAATAGTAGAAAAAATACCACCCGAGAACGAGCACTCAAACACCGAGCCAACGTTCCGACCACTGAAAAGATTTACATGGTCAAGCGGACTTTCCCTGGTGTCACCTACGGTCAGATCCCTCTTGAGCGAGGGCGATTGATTAGGATGCTAGGCTTTGCCAACGATCAAAAAATGCTTCGCCTTGAATATATCGAGGAAGTGTTTGCCCCAGAGAATGCAACCCCCAGTGAGTGCGGGGGTTGTGGTGGCGAGTTCATAGGAATGGCCGAGCGAGATGCGCATTTCAAGAGGGTACACAAAGATATTTTAAGAGCCAGAGAGCAAACCGTTCACGATGTAACTCAAGAACAGAGGGAAAGAATGCTGGCAAAGACCGGCACTTACGGTCCTCAAGACGTAGGCTTTCACCCTCAGTCAACACCAGAAGATATTGAAACCGATAGAATTATTGAGAGAGAAAACGAGATCTCACCGCTACGATTAGACAAGACAGAAGCCAGCCGCAAATAAAATCTCCGGATGGCGGCTACTAGGCCGATGGGAAGGAGTATCCAATGAGCGTAAATAAAGGTACGGACGGAACTTTTAAGGTCGGGCGACTGACTTTTTCGAAGACCGCTGTGTTGTTTTTGGCCGAGCCTGGTGACCCAGTAAATGGTGTAAGCGGAACTGGTGCAGGGATCGCCGGGATCGGATCGCTTTATATCAATACGACTAGCGGCAGCCATTTCAGGAACACCAATACTCAAGCATCACCGACCTGGACTCTGAGCAATTAGATCCCTGGTCATCTCATCAAATTGTTTTCGGTGTTGGAGGGTTGCTAGATGAAAATGCTATATGCGCTTTTGTTTTTACTCGCTGCCTTGGCGCTCCCGTCTGTTTCAATCGGTCAAGAGTGCATTGCAGGGAATGTCAAAGGGATCGACCCGCTTGATCACGAAGAGATCACCGTTGGAAACTCTGAGGTTGGTTTCACTGATGGAACGATCAAGCAGGCGGCGGGCAATGCTGCGATTGCTGTTGTAACCGTCGAGACTGATTCCATCCGATATTGGGTTGACGGAACAACGCCAACCGCTAGCAGCGGGCATCTTGCCCCTGCGGACTCTTCGTTTACAATTTGCGGGTTGAATTCCATCGATAACTTTTCGGCGATCAGAGTCACAAACGATGC